TTTGGTTATCAGCGAGTTTCCGGTCCTCGTCAAAACCGGAGTTGTCCGATTAATGGACTGAGGAGTTTGATGGAACATCGATTTATTTGCAAACAGTGCGGGGGAATTCTTTACTCCTATTGTTTTGAATATCAGAGATACACCGAGCCGGGATGGGAGACCCGCAAGCGACAAATTGATGCCCGCCTTTGTAATAAGTGTTTTGGAGAGGTTCCCGAACTTCGAACACCCGAAAACAAAGAACGATGGTCCAAAACCGTTCTTGTAGAATTGTCCGATTAATGGACTAAGGAACTAAAAATGCCCTATACTCCTGTGTACGAACCACCCCGACGCCCCTATACTGCCCAAATATTTTGGAAACCATCCGTAGCCGACCCGGCACACCAACTTTGGTTCACTGCCGATGGTGCGGAATTTGGGTCACGCTGGCTCGATAGAATTCTCATCAATCTTCTGGGTTGGAGAATTGAGAAAAGATGGGAAGAAATAGTTAACGTCAACGGAAAAACACGCAGGTCATGTCTTTTTGTGTAGCTAGGAGAACACAATGTCAGTTTGTGTGGAAGTACATAACGAAGACTCAAGCACTCGGGAGGAATACTGGGAGACCCTGTTTAGTCAACCAAGTGTCATTGGCCGAGTTCTCGCCCTCGTCGTAAGAGGCGCAGATGGGTCGATCACGCTGGAACGGGATATCGCAGTCAGCGCGGACGATGCTGCCGACAACGATCTGGCCGAGTCTGTGGTCAAGGCTATCGAAGCAAAGCTGAACGAAGCGTTTCCCGACCCGAATCAGCCAGAGCCTTCGAAGATATGGGTGCCGGAATAATGTTGGTTTACACAATCGAAAATCAACTAGATGGTAAGAAGTATGTCGGGCAGACTCGTCGTACCATCGAAGAGAGGTGGAGGGAGCACCTCCACTCTGCGGGGCAGCCCAGTCGGCATAAAATGAGCCCGTACCTGTACGCAGCAATGAATAAGTACGGATTCGAAAACTTCACCATCCGCGAGCAAGACCGCGCGGAAACTCAAGAAGATTTGGATAAGCGCGAAACCTTTTGGATCACCGAATTCGGTACCGCTAATCGAAAGCATGGATATAACATTAGTTTTGGCGGGGCTTCTCCCGTTTGCAACCCGGAAACCAGTGCAAAACTAAGCGCGAGTCTCAAAGGTAAGCCTGCTTGGAACAAGGGGAAACCGGCAGGAGAAGAGCATTTGCGGAATATGCGAATCGCAGCAGAAAAAAGACGAGGGAAGCCCCACCCTCTAACAGAGGAGGGAAGGGCAAGTCTTCGCGAATCCAAGTTAGGGGAGAACAACCCAAACTATGGCAATCCCGAATCTGCTGTTAATGTTCTCAAGTGGCACAAAGAACATCCAGACGTTTTCAGGGGTGATTGTAACCCTATGTATCGAAAAGATGTTTCCGATCACGTTATTCTTCAACTTCGAAGCATGGGCTTTTCGCAACAGCGCATAGGTAAGCTGGTTAAATGTAGTCAAAAGACGATTGGCAATAGGTTAAGGAGTTACCCTGAATATGTTTAATCCGACAATTCAAAGCGAGTATGACATTGTGGATTACGAAGCTGGAGCTTCCGACGAGATTCTCGGAGCCGAATGCTGCTCGTGTTTTCGCTGGCTTCGTTGGAGATTCTTTGATCGAAACTCTTCGTATAAAACAGGTTACGATCCCCAATGTTCTCTTTGTAAAAAATCGCCGAGGCTGAGCATGGCTGAGCACGTTGCCCGGATGCGGGAGATGAATTACAACTCCGAAGGCACCCGCCGCCAAAGACATCCGGACCAAGAATTCTTCTACGACCGCCGCCCGGGCCGGTACATGGACTGCGGGTTGTTCCTTCAGAAGCTGCTCAAGGCTTATCCACTTCTCTACGTCACTGCCGGTGGAATCAAAGGCGACCTCGCCTTGTATGCCACGGCGGGAGCACCCCGAAGAGATTGGAACAATCAGAGCTTCAAATACGCGGGGTACGTTACCCTCGGCCCGATGCCGGAATACTCGGAGTACGAGTTCAACGAGCGAGACGTGCTCCAGCGTTGTACCCAGATGGGATGGCGTTCCGCTCTCCTTCGATTTGTCCGAAGCGGTATTCTGACCGAAGAGCAGTGTGACCGGGAATTTGGGCCGCCCTCGGGCGGGGCCAATTCCCTCTGGTACAAGAAACTGCACGACTTCCGCAACGAATCACGCAATATAAACTAATCGCGCAATAAAATACTGCGCGCAACCGTCCATTAACTGGACTACCCCGTCGGGGAGGATTTCCCCTGAGAGGAACGTATGGCAAAACAAAACAACGAATCCGAAACTATGGACAGCAGCGCATCCCCGATTTCGACAGACGGACTGCTTACCCTGATCGCCACGATGCAGCAGCAGCTTATTGAGTCTCAGATCGCCGCGCGCGAGGCTAACGAAAAGCTCGCAAACGCGATTCTGGAAACCACCAAGCCCCGCGAGTACGTCAAGACCAAGGAACAGTTGGCGCAAGAAGAAAATCAGCGGATGTTCGAGGAGCAGGCAAAAGAAACACGGCGTCGTCAGATCGCGACCCAGAAACAAACGCAGGAAAATTGCGATCACATCGCAGGGGGCCTCGGTGAGACCAAAGATGTTCACCAGCGCACTTCAATTGTCTGGCACCGCACCGACGCACAGGTAGACGTTGGCGTCTGTACCACCTGCGGTCGTATCTTCCATCCGGAAGACCCGCTGGACAACCAAGGCCGTGACTATTCTTACTGGCGTCGGAAGGGTTCGTTCAACAAGATTTCAGCGGCGGGCGTCCGGCAGTTTATGGACCCGAAGAAAGCGCAGCACGATTCGTTTTTACGCGACAGCTAAAAGACTGTAGGGGGATTCGTGGCTAAACAGGCAGAAGTGGGGTTCGAGCAGTGGGTCTCGGCGGCGGTTAAAAACCTCGCCGGGTATTTCAATTTCAGTGGGTGGCGGATTGAAGTAGCGTACAAGGACGAGAGCAAAGACAGCGAGACGTGCGGGACCTCAGAAGGCTGTGTATACGCGGAAACCCACGTAGACTCCGCCTACATGACTGTCCACATCACTCTGTACAAGCAGGCGAAAGACGACTTCGACGGGGGGAACTTCAATCAACTCTCGTTGGGCCTGACCCACGAACTTGTCCACGTTTTTCTCGACCCCTTCTGCACGTTTACCCAGCCGCATTTATCCGACACCACGGCCCCTTTCTTCTACGACATGACGGAGAACCAGACGCAGAAGCTGACGATGGTCTTTATGAAGACCATGCCTAAAGAAATTTTCCCTCCAATTCCAAGGACGAAGCATGGCAAGCACGATTAGTTTGCAGCGGACAATAGGTCTCGCGCAGCAGTTTATACGATTGTCTCCCCTGACCTTCTCGGGTATTGGGGGGATTTCTATTGGTAACGCAGCGGGGTCTGGCTACGCTGTCAACGACGCTGTCTACATTCCTTCGGGGCTGGGCGGAATCGCTACCGTCTCTTCGATCAGCGGAGGCGGAGCCACTGGTCCTGTCACCGGCCTGCTTCTGAATAGTGGCGGGCAAGGCTACTTCTCTGCGCTGGTCAACTCCCCAACCACCTCTAGTGGGGCGGGAGTCGGGCTCACAGTGACCACTACGACCACGAACAACGACCCCGCGTTCTCCAACGCCGACTGGGTGATGCAGACGATTCTCGCTCCGCCTTTCGCGTGGAGATGGAACCGGACAACGGCATCCCCGCAGGTGCCAACATTCTCTACCCAAATCGGAGTCACGGACTACAAAGTCCCCCTTGCCAACTTCGGGTGGATCGAAAAAGCAACCTGCTACGACCCCGATAATGGGTACTCAGCAACAGAGCTTCAGGTAGGGTTGGTTATCGCGGGGGAAACCCTGCCCAACCAGCCGACACGTATCGCAGCCGTTCTCGACGACGCTTCTGGTAATATCACTTTCCGTTTATTTCCCGCCCCCGACAAAATTTACGCAGTAGTTGTTGAGTCACAGAACGCGGCTTCTCTTTTTACCTCCTCCGCTCAGACATGGACACCTATCCCCGACTACCTGAGTTACGTTTATAATCAAGGTTTTCTTGGGAAGGGGTACGAATATACGAACGACCCGCGCTTCGGCCCGGCGATGCAGTTATTCTACACCCAGCTCGCGGATGTTGCCGAAGGACTTTTGGACTCAGAGAAAAATATCTGGTTGGGTGACAAATTAGACTCTATGCGTCAGACTATGGCCGTTCAGCAAAGGAAGGGTTAAATGTTCGCAACCACCGGATTTTACAGAACTTCGAATGTCTATTCCCGGATCACTGACGGCCTCAACTCGCAGGTAGTACCCGGCGCGGTAGTTGTTGTTACCGTCACGTCCACGGGTCTGGCCGCTGTGATCTACTCCGACCCCTTGCTTACTCAAGCGATCCCCAACTCCACGGTGTACGCGGATGTCAACGGGGGTTACGGTTATTACTTGCCCCTGAACTACATGGTGACCGAAACTATTTCGTCGCCGAGTTTGGGCGGCATCGTTATCCCGAACATCGGAGTGAACGGACCTATCGTCGGAACTTTGACGACAACCAACGCAACGTCCGACGTTGTCTCGATCCCCGGTATTTTGACTACCAGTCACGTATCGCTGCAACCCACGAACGCCGCAGCCGCGACCATGTTTACCTCGACCTACGTTTCCTCGAAAGCAGCGGGCAGCATTACCGTGACTCACCCAGCCACGTCCGGCGCAACCTTCGACGTCATGATCACACCTTACTAGTCCGATTAATGGACAGGAGATACTATGCCTACCCTAAGTGGTTCCCAATCTCGGACTATAACTGGACAACAGCTTGCGAATCAACTGAAGTCAAATCCGGAGTTCTACAATCTTTTAGGAGGTGCTGCGGGGTACTCAACCGAGCCCTTCCTAAGCTGCCTGAACGAGGTGATTTCGCGCATCCTCGACGAGTCGATGCCGTGGAAATGGAACCGTGAACAGATTCCCCCGTTCCTGACCGTGTCGTTGCAGCAGGATTACTGCACTCAAATTACGGACATCGGCTGGCTGGAAAACGCTTGGGAAGTGGACATCAACAACTCCACGTCCAACGCCAACGGAGCCCCGAAGCCCATCCGACCGATGGAGACCGTCCGCGACATGACGCAGACTGCTGTTCAGGGCGTTCCCTTCCAAATCTGCTACATCCCTAACACCCAAGCCTTCATGGGAGTGTGGCAGCCCCTTACCGACTATGGCTGCGGGTACGGCGTTGCCACCCTCCCGAAATCTCCAATCCAGCAGTTCATCGACGTAAACGGGAATATTCTGTACATCGACTCGACCAACCTCGGTCTGAACATTGAGTCCCCGGGCTACACGGGAACGACGATTACGCCACCCGGGTTCTACCCTTACGGAACTTCCGGAAGTACGCAGCCTGCGGCTCCCCCAAACGCCACACCCGGAACCTTGGTACAGGACGGAACGGTTGTGTGGAGTGTGGCTTCTCCCGACGGGTATTGCATGAGGGTTTCACCATTGCCTGCCCTGAACGGACTTTGCTGGTTCATCTGCACGCAGTACCAGAAGATGCCAAACCTGCTGACCTCGCTTGGTTCCCCTATCAACCAAATTCCAGACTTCATGCACTTTCTGCTTCGCGCGGGGGTGCGCGCGGCCTTGACTCGCGAGAACAACTTAGCCAAAGGTCAGTTAATGTACGCCGACTGGGAACAGCAACTTATGGCTTCGCTGCGCGGCGCAGACAGACAGGCCGAGGATTTCGTGCTCTATCCTACCAACTCCATATTAGGGGGGAACGTCTGCTCTGGACAGGCTCTAGGAAATGCGAGTCAGCCGTTTGGCCCGGCCTTCTACGGACCCGGGGGCGGTTATTAGTTTGTCCAGTTAATGGACACCTTCCCCGGTGTTGATCGGATGACTAGCATTCCGTCTGTTCCGTTTTTTGGAGGATTCCGACCTTCACATGTTTGTCCAAATATCTTGGATTGAATTGCTACAGCTTCTTTTGTTTGCTCTCCTGTTAGGGCAGCCTCGGGCCAAATCTTACGTCCGTTTTTACTCTCCCATCGACTAATTTCGTCAAGATGTCCGGCGATAAACACATCAAAATCTTTTACGCCCTTTTTGTGGCATTCGATAGCCCCTTCGACCACCTTTAGCCATTGGGCTATCGTAAGTTTTTCGGAAACGACCTTCGCATACTCCGCGAGGTCTTCCTGTCCGCTCGTCATTATCATTCCACAATAATCTGGATTCATTACATCCTCCTCGTCCATTTAATGGACTAAAAATATTGTAGCACAGATTTTCGATTTGTCAAGTAAAAAAGGACTCCCAATTGCCCAACCAGATGCAGATCAAGGGCGCGCAGCCCAGTAAACCGGTCAAATATACACCTATGTGGACCGGGCGATTCTTCAGCGGCGTAATCACCCAGCGATCCCCCCTGCGCGGGAATATTACTCGTCTGGAAGAAGCGTACTTTGGCGGACGCGGGGACGAAATGCTCTCCGGTCTCAACACTGAAATTTCTCCCAAACTGACCCTGATCCGCCGCCCCGGTCTCTCCGCGTACAACTCGAATTCACTGCCTGCGGTGAATAGGTTTTATGAATTTCGAGAACTGGTTAACGGAACAGAGGGCATCAAAGTTCTCGGCGATTTTGCGCCCCAATTTCCGGACACGTTTGGAACGGTTAAAGACGTAACTGGACCTCTAGTCCAACCGTCAACCCTGTTGAATCCCGGCAATAACATCACCCTTTGGAATAAGACAGGAGTCCCGGCAGTTTCGGGAATAACCAACTTCCAATCTGTAGGCGACACCCTTTATGCTTCCGATTTGACTAGCGCGCACAAATGGTTGTTAAGCACAGTATCGTGGACAGCCAGCACTACTTTCAATCAAGATCAGTTTATTGTTGATGTGAACAATAACCTACAGTTGAATATCGGCGGTCAGACGGCAACTATTTCCAACATCCAGATTTCTGGATATTTGAGCGGGTCTACCGGATTGATAGGTGGGACCGGATACACCACGGCCCCAGTGATTACGATTTCCGGCGGGAATGGGTTGGGAGCCACTGCGACCTGCACAGTTTCCGGTGGAGCAGTTAACACGATCACGATTACTAACCCCGGGTCTGGGTATACCTCCTTGCCTACTTTTACTTTCACGGGCGGCGGGGGAACGTCTGCGGCAGTGACTGCGGTTATTACCGG